CAGTTATTTCTGCTAAAATTTAATAGATATGTTTTATAATATGTATCCGTAGTTTGTTTTACCGTACGAATATATTGGGTAATTTGTTGTAAAAATTGCGGATCATCAGCATCAATTGCACGTAATCTTATTTCCGTACGATCTGGTGATATTTCATCAATTCGTAAATGTTGTTGATCGTAACTACCAATTAAATTCTTAAAGAAATTAACTGCAATACGAAATGTACCAGATGTTAATTTTAAACGTTCGAACTCATCATATAAATCTATTGCAATCGGTTGTGCTGGAAATTGTATTAATGCATTAGTTTGTTTGTTTCGATATTCTGGTATTTTTGTTTGAAGTTGAATGCGATGATTACCTGTTATCCACGTATCACCTGCGTATACGTGCATTTCAACACGTTGTGACTCATCTTGTTTATTTATTTCAGTATTAAAATAAATAGCTTCTTCAGCATCAAAACTAGCAAACTCAGTTTTACTGCGAGATAAACGTTCTGCAGATATAGACCCCGATGCTGTTTGAATTTGTTCGATATTTTTATATTGTGTTAACATTAGCTAATCTCTTGGTTCCAGTCATCTACATTTTTACTAGCATCCGTTATAACCCAATATGATTGATCAGCAATAATAAAATGATATGCTTCATCAACATTCTGGCCGGCAAATGCACCAATACTTAAAGTATCTCCTATTTCAAATTCTGAATTTTGTATTATTATTTCAAATTCTAAAGTTTGAATTTCATATTGATATATAGATCCAAATAGTGTAGGATTTGAAATAGAATTATTAGCAAATGGCCCTTTCCATTCTCGGACTAAACCATTATCTGGTGAATTTAATATCAATGAAAAATATGAAGTTCCATATCCTGCAGCTGTTGCCTGATATTTATGTTGCAACTTAATTGCAAATCGAAGATCTGAGCCAGAATTCTTAATATCTTTAGTTATAAAATATCCATTAGGATTTTGTTGAGGCAATCCATCAACAACTTCATCCATTAATATTCCAGAATAACGTTCAGTATCAGGACCAGCTGAATCTCCCGTTATGATACGTCTATCTTCCGATGGTTTATATCGTGCATAAATTGGATCTTGTGTAATTTCAAAATCCGGTAAAGACAAATCTAAATTAACTTCATCCGTTTCAATAACTCGCGTTGTAGCAGGAAATTTAAAATATTGAAATCTAGTATCTAAAACTTTTAGTACCGAGTTTAATGTAATTTTTGTTGCAACTGGTTCAATAATAAGTAATGGATTTGTTTCGCTTTGTTCCTGTAATTGCACATTACCTGCATCATCTCTTGGTATAACATTGTTATCATTTGAGGTTACAGTTAAATTACCTTGGTATTTTATTACCTGCTGAACTTTTATCGGATCTAATAATTTACCTATGTTTATTTTTGGTATTAACATTATCTAACTACTTTAAAATATACATCGTCGTCGACATACTGTTCCGTAAATCCATCTTCAATTTTGATTTGTAAACGATAGTATCGTTCTGGCATAAATCCATTCATATCAATGTAGATATAATTACTAGTATTATCACAACTTACTTTAGTATAAATATCATCGTAGGGAATTATGGTCTCATCTGTAGCTGCATCTAAGATTGTATAATATGTAGTAGCAGGTAATCGTTTAACTGTCTGTGTTGGAAATAAATTTGTTGGTGATTTCTGTGGATATTTATCACGTGTATAAATTCGTAATTTGATTATTTCAGTATCTTTATATTCTGGTTTCAATTTTGTAAATACGGTATATGATTCTAAATCCGTTGCAGCTAATGATGATGAATATGCTGTGTCATCCCAATACATTGTTAGTTTAGGAACATATATTGTATGAGTTTCTTTGCTAAAGAATTGTATGAATCCAGTAACAGCATCATCTGCTTCTCCAGCATTTGAAAATTTAAGTAAGAATCCATTATTAGCAATTGACTGACTGTTACTTCCACTAACCCATTTTAAAATTAAACTAGAAACATCCATGGATAAATCTGTTGTTTGATATGAAAATGCTTGTGAACTAGAAAAAGATGTGCTACCGGTACTATACAACCAACTACCTCCAGCACCTGAACCTGAAACTCGTATACCCGATGTGCCTAAATCAATTTGTTGAGAACTAGATATCCATAGTGTTCCTGATTGTGAATCTAATGACCAAGATGCATATGGAGTTGCCCATTGAACACCATTTGAAATAATTGGATTTGATGATAAATAGCCCGTGCCATTAGTCCATGGTTGCCCCGTCATTTGTGCATCAACTGTATATTGAGCAGGAAGATTCTTTGCATAACTTGTATATAATTGTAATACAAATTTACATGAATTTATATTAGTACTATACTTAGAAACTACATTAGTAATTTCAGTCATATCAAATTTAACTAATGATCTAGATTTTTGCCAGTTACTTCCGTCGGTTCCGATTCGTTTACCAATTTCTAATATTTCATCTAATCCAGTATTAGTAGTTTCTAAACCTTCATAAACAGTAGCATCAGATTCGGGATAAAATATTCTAAACATAATATACTTTTAGTATAAATATTCAAATACTAATAACTTACTACTCTTCCGCGAATATCTTGATTAGGAAATTTTAATTCAAAAATACTTGGATCTAACGATGGATAAATTACGCCATTACGTGTAGCAGTAGTTAAATCATAAACATTTCCTGAATATCCAAAATCGTTATCATATAGATTAAGGAATTTAACTCCAATTACATTTTGTACGCCTTTTATATTAGCTAACGTCGTAAGAATATCTGATTTGATTATTGGTTGATTGATTTGCCATTTATCTATATTAAATAATTCTTGTATTGCTGATGTACATTTTAACAATGTTTCATTTGAATTATAATTAGGAAGAGTTGTTATTTCAAAATCGATACCTATATTAATAATAAATGCATCTTTAATATTTACAGCATCCGTTAATATGCGATAATAACCTAAATATGTTTTTAAATTTTCTTTGATTGCTTGATTGCATGCAATCAATTTTTTAGATTCATTGAAACCTAAAATGTACATGTTCATTGCTAGTGGATTTGCAATTCTATTAGTAGTTGCATCTTGCTGTGATATTTGATCATCAGGTACAATATATGCTTTTGCAACACTTCCAAAATTTGCCGGCATTGAATATGTACGTATAATATAATCTTCGCGAGTTACTAAACGATTCTGTGTAGCAAATGCAGCCATTGCATTATTTTTAATATCTGTTAAACTTTCTGCAGATTTAGCTCCTGTTGCTGGATCTGGATTTGTTACGGCTACTGTTGTTTTTACAAAATTAACCATAGCGCCACTATTTGATGAATTAATATCATCATTATATGCAATCCTATCAATTGAAGTTAATGTATTAGCAGAAACATTTTCAGTAATGCCATTTGACACTACATATGTAATAGTTAATGTTGTATTTGAAGGAGCTTGGCCATAAGTTCTAGTATATAAAAAATTAGCAGGATCAATATCAATATCAACTGTTCTACGAACTCCGGATAATCCATTTCCTACATTATCTGGATTTGGAATAATTTCTTCATCATTATTATCAGAAATACCAGCACCGAATTGTAATTCCATTCGGTTATCACTTCTTAATTTAGTTACAAATCGTTTAGCTGTTTTCTTAAGTTTTAATAAACTAGGTGCACCGGAACGATATTGTGCTAAATCTGGATCATTCTCAATTAAATTAGGAACAGATTCAAAAATAGTATCTTGTGCTAAATATGGAACTTCATTCCAACCATCACCATCCGTTTCTGTAACTGATACAATTTCTATTATATTTGTATCATTTAATAAAACTTTATCATATGGTAAAGGAGATCCAAAACTAAACGTTTGTGTTTTTATTTCTCCGGAAACGGCTTTTATTTTTTTCTTTAAAAGAAAATATGTAGGTGTTTTAGTAGCAGGATCAACATCATATATTGTTAC